CTGATGTAAGTACTAACTCTTGTCCTAAGTCTTGCCATATTCGATCCGCCTCTATTAAAACGGGTCTCATAACTAACCTTAGTCCTGTAAGGCTTACGCCTTTTTTTATCTTCATTCGTTTCACTCATTTAGTGTGTACTGCCACCTTTGGTGTCAGTGGTGCCATTTATGATCAAGTGATTTATGGCACCACTGCGGCAAAATTAGGTGCCTCGTACTATTCTGACGCGCCCTGTGGGCTTGTCTGATCGCTTGCTGGTGCGGAAGATACTTCCGCAGCCGCCACGATCTCTGCTTGTTTTTTCGCTTGCCATTGCGCGCGTGTCATACTGTTGACGTATGCTCCTGTTGTGTTTACTCCGTCATTACCTACCAGAATACCTCGCTCTGCTAACTCTGGTGCGTTTGACGGGTCTTGTACAAAGTCTAGGAACTTTGTGACGTTCTGATCGAACTCTTGTCTAATAGCGCTTGGTAAGCTTTCAAACATACTTTTTGTTTGTGCTACTGTGTTTAATGCTGTTTCGTAATCTAATGCTGAAACATCATCATACTGTCCAGCGTGTTGTTTAGCGTGTTGCATAAACCCTGTGCGGGTGTAATCGTGTAATATGCGATTGATATCGCATTCGTCTTTGTGTGATTGTTCAGTGCAACTAGGTGCATCTGATATTGTGGCGTAGAATCTGCCGCGCTTGACGCGCTTAGTTCGTGCCTCTAGCCACTTTTCGTTTGCTGTTTTAGTTTTACGTTGGGGCATTTTGTCTGTTACCTCCTTTGGTATACCTTCTACTTCGTTAATCATTGTTTTAGTCTCCCTTTATAAAATGGGTTTTTAAGATTACCTGCTAATTTCTTTTTGAGTCCAGCTATTAATAATGCTCTTGATGCTGGGTGTACCAGTGCCGCGCCTAATGCGGCAACTGATAATGCTCCCGCTGTGGTCATGCTAATACCTAATTGCTTGTGAAGATTTACAAGTGTTTCATTGTTTTTGTAAAACTCTAATTGCATTTCTGCAGTTTGGTTAGCAATACCAGCGGCTTCTATTTGTTTACCTAATAATTCCACTTGTTTCTCAATTTGTGGGATTTGTGCAGATGTAAGTTTTGTATTTTCAATTATTTGATTTACTTTTGCTTTACTTTCGTTTATTTGTTGATCGATTTGCTCCTTTCGATTGCTAATATCTTGTGCTGTGTTAATGCTAGAGCCTAAATCGGGCATTTGAGCCTGTGACCCGCCTGGTGTTGAAGCGGGCCCGACTTTTGCGGCTAATATAGGGTTTAAACCTGCTTTTCCCATATCTGCCATTGCGCGTTGCCATGCTGTATTAGACATTTCGCGCTGAAAGCGTCTGTTTTTTGATGCTTGCCATGAATTAAAGGCTCCTGTTACAAGCGAGCCCATTACTGCGGGCGCTACCATTATAAACGCTCCATAACTGACGGTATGCTATAAACTGGCATTGGTCTTGTGTGTATGCATTTAAAGTAACTATCGACGTGGAAATCTGGTTCGTCGGGGAATGCTACAATTCTGTCAATTGGCATAGCTGACTCTATAAAGTCCTTGTTTAATTTTGGACATTGGTTAAAGTCTTGTGATAAATGCCATACATCTAATGAACCTGTTGCATCTGATCGCATCTTGCCTGTAATTTTGCTGTTTTTATAACGCATTTCTGCCCATCGTTCCTGATAACCGAATACATCTTCTTTACCTGTACCTGTTGCGTTAGTATCTGGCATAGAGTCTTTATAATAAATTTCCTTGTTTAAAACTGCTTGTTCACCTAAATGTGCAAGGCTTGGGAAATAATAGTCAAAACGTGTTTCTCTTAATGCTTCGCGTTCTATACCTTGTTGATAAGTAAGGTCTGATTTGACTGATAACATAGCCATTACTACACCATGCTCAGTGAATGATTTAGTAAAGCCAGCGCCATCTATTTTAAATGCTCCTGCGGCTGATAATTCGCCCGCAGCTTTTGCATTGCCGTCTGCATCTTCGCCATTAGTTGTATGAGGTACTTCGCTCATTGTTACATAACCTTTTGAACCGCCTAAATACTCTGGGCGATAAGTTACGTCTTGGAAATCTACTCCAAAATGGGCTTTAATTAGTTCGGGGTATCTTGAACCACTTCTAGCATTGATCTCCATAAGGTGTTGAATTTTCATTGCTTGTCGTAATTCGTTTATTGTTGCTGATGTTGCATTAGATAAATCTACTTCTAATGCTGTTTGATCCCAGCGTAGATCGCTGTTTGATCCTGAATTAGCACCTTCGGTTAGTTTAATTGTAGTTGGTGAGGTTGCGCCTCCTGCGCCACCGTTTCCGATACCTGAAGCAGTTCCGTAAGTAGTTCCGCCTTGAGTATTGAATGTAATATCTTGATCTAATCCAACTATAGGTGCGGCTGTTCCTAGTGGTAATGATACTGGATCGCCTTTTTGTAAAAATGGTAAACAGCTAGTGAAATAATCGTGACCTTTTGCACGTTTAGCTAAGTTGTCAAATTCATAATAAGCTGTGCCTGATCCAGCGTTAAGATTTGTTGACGAGTCTGATTTTGTCCATTCTTGTGGGTCTATTAATGACTGGTCTCTGTACCATTCGTTAAAAATATGCCAATAAGCCCTGTGGTTAAAAGCTGATACTGATACTGTTTGATCAATAGGATAACCAAAGTAATCTGATAAAGAACCTTGTTCAACTAATCCTGTAACTTGTGGAATAGTGTGATCTGTGTGATCAGGTGGGTCTTGTGGATCGTATTTTTCTGTTGTTTCTCCCATAAATGCGCGCCAGTTGCTCCATAGTTGGCGGTAAGGTACAAAAAAGAAATGAATATCTGCCCATAGGTTGTCCATTAGCGGATATAAGGGTGTGTTCATTCTTCCAAATACTGAGCATCGTAAGTTAATAGTATCGCCACTGATAACGTGCCAATTTTCTATTGGAATTAGTTTATCTGCGTCTATAGTAGTTTTTACACCATTTGATCTGTTAAATGATGAGCGTTGCGCCTCCAAATTGGGGGCGCGACTGAAGCTGTGATCCATTACTGATTTCATGAGTTAATTATCTCCTTTAATTCTGGTTTAACGTCTAAATATCCTTTTAAACTTCTTATTTCTTTTAAAATATCGTCTTCTTTTGTTGGATTAATACAATCTAATGCTCCAATTACGAAAGTAGGGGAGGGGAGGGGGGTGATTTTTCCCTTTTGGTCGTCCCATTCTCCAACTTTATATAATTTGTAGTGGTCTGGGTGTTTACTAATATTCGTTTCGTTTGAATTTACGTTATCGCTAAACGCTCGTGTTGCTGTTGCATCGTTATGCATATAAAAGGGCTGCATAAATGATTGTGTAGCTGTGTCATAAATTGAATAAATATTAATATTGTTCATCTTGTAATTACCTCGTATGGTCGTATTTCATTGTTTGTTTTTTGCGTAAGAATTTTTTTCTTAGCAACTAGTCTTTCTCCGTCCATTGGTACTACAAACTTGTCTCTGTTCCGCGTAACTGCTGTATACTTTTCTATGTCCTCTAATCTCAATTGGTGGAGATAGTATGCGGGGAGACTCCTTGTTCGTCCTTTATGTGTAATATATCCTTTGGACATATCATTTCCATATTTTTTATACCACTTCCAACCAATTCCTCCGTCTTGTTCTTCTTCTGGTAGTGGTTCTGATTTTCCTGTTTTTCTGTTGTATTTAACTTTCTTGCCTCTGCTCATTATGCAGAACTCTGGTTCGATGTCAAATACCTCACCTGTTACTTCATCAACTAACATATAATACTCTGCGTTAGTCTTTCCTGTTTTGGGGTCAACCTCATCGGGTTTGCCCTTTCTTTTTTTCTGAATATATCTTGCTACATAGGATGCTGATTCGTATGTAACTGATCCTATATAACAATAGCCATTTCCCCAAACTTTTTCTAGTTGTTTTGAGGTATGTACTATATGACCATAATTTCCTAATCTATGAAACTTTTTTTTATCGTCAAAATCTAATCCAAATAATATAGCATGATAGTGAGGTCTACCTCTTTCGTCGCCATATTCGCCACAAGCGAAATACCTGAATTTTTTACCTGTTGCTTTTCTCAATCGTTTAAAGAATTTTTGCAATTCTTCTTTATGAATTGAGTGGTCAGCTGGATAGTGTTCATCATTGTACGTTAATGTTATGAAACAATTATCCTTATGCATCTGCGCTTCATGTGTACAGCGCAAAGCCCAGCTTGCCGCGTGTTGTATTCTACAGCCAATACATCTACCGCAAGGAACTGTAACTTCCATGTCTACAAAGCCCTCACTTCTATTAAAAGTTATTGGGCGATTGCCATTAGCATTAAGTCTTTTTGAACGCCAGCCAGTTAAAGGGCTGATGCAGTTCATTTTATAACCTTGTACCGCCTCTCATAGGTCGGTTGTTTACATTGTATTTATGCGTTCGAGTTGCTGATTTTCGGAATAATCTTTTACTTTTTCCGTATGGGATTTTTTTACGTCTCATTTTTTTCTCCTGTCCAGTGGTGATTTAACATATAGTGCCAATATATTGGTAACTATTAAGCTTAGAACTTCCCAGTTCTGTAATAAGAATGCCGCTAAGTGTAGCTTTTCTTCCATGATTATACTTCTCCATTAATAATTGCGTCCCATTCGACATGAATATGAGTGTTATGCATATAAATATTAAAACCCTCGTATTCTAGTGATTTCACTAACTCGGTGAACGCCTTGTTTTTTTCTTCCTGAGTGAAATATCTAGTTCGCAGGTCTATTGCATAACCATAGTAATGCAGTGAACCTGCTGAGTGTTCTCCATCTGTTCCTGATGTAAGTACTAACTCTTGTCCTAAGTCTTGCCATATTCGATCCGCCTCTATTAAAACGGGTCTCATAACTAACCTTAGTCCTGTAAGGCTTACGCCTTTTTTTATCTTCATTCGTTTCACTCA